AAATGCAGGCTTTGGCCCTGTAAAACTTTACGCAAATCGCAATACGTCTAGTCAAGAGGGGGTTTCAGAAGAGAATGCCCCGTATTATGGCAACACTCGTTTTGACAATGAAAAGGATAACGTAGGTTTTAATTTTCGTCTGCCCGTGGGCAGTGAAGAAGACGGCGGTGCGTTTACCGGTGGCGTTGGTCGCACTTATGAGACTCAGAAAGGTCCGCAGCAGTTGCGTCAGGAAACACGGCCCACGGACCGACCTCCAAACGTGACTCGTTTCAGGGGAGGCTATGAAGGAAAAGTGGGTACGGGCATTTTAGGTGTTGGTGGAAGTCTTACAGACGTTCGCGGTGTTGGCACGGAGAGTTCACTTAGAGGCTCTTATAACGTCCGAGATCCCCTTGGGTTTGGTGGAGAACTTAGTGCAAGGGGTTCTTACAATAACCCCATTGGTGGAGAAAGTGCCGCGCAAGCTCTTATTAACTACAGAATGAAGTTTTAACACTTGACAAAGAAGTCTTTCCCGCTAGTGCAAATGCGGGTACAGTAGGAAACTTGAATTTAGGGAAAAGGAACACATATGATGAATAATATGATGGGACGCGACGGCGGAATGATGGGGTTTCGCCCTGTCGGAATGCAGGGCGGCGGCATGATGGGACAAGGGGCCGCAGAAGGCGGTGGCATGACCGATGCAAGCAGGGCTGCGATTATTGAACAACTTATGTCTATGACCGGAATGCGAGCTCCTACTTTCATTGAGATGACTAACGAACAACTTATGAGAGCCTTTCAAAAGGTAGAGGCTGATGCTCTTAAAGCACTTGAAATGCAACAGATGCAACAGATGCCTATGCCGCCGACTACTAAATCTCCTACACTGGGATCTGGTGTTACAGGAAGTCCCGGTTATGATCCCGCGATTAATACCTACACACCTCCTCTACCAGAAAGTAACCAACCATATTACCCAGAATTGCCAATGGTGGCAGGCGGCGGCATAATGTCCCTGCGAGGATATTAGAATGGCAAAAAACCCTCTTCCCCGCAGTAACTTTGGAACGGCTTCCCTTGTAGAGCGCCGCAATGAAATACCTCCTGTGGATGTAGAAGAGGGCGACCCTGCGGAAGTAGAGGTAGAGGAATCTACCGTCATAGAAGCTCCAGGGTTGAACATAGAATTAGAGGAAGACGGCGGTGTGGTAGTGGATTTTGATCCCCGCATGGAGGCACCGGACACGGGTGACTTCTACGCCAACCTTGCTGACAACCTAGATGACCGCGTAGCTTCTATGGTTTCTTCGGAACTTATGGAACAGTACGAAGCAAACAAGGAAAGTCGCAAGGACTGGCAGGAAGCTTATCGGACGGGGTTGGAACTTCTTGGATTTAGGTACGAAGACCGGACAGAGCCGTTCCGTGGTGCAACTGGCGTAACTCACCCTCTTCTTGCAGAAGCTGTAACTCAGTTTCAAGCGCAGGCTTTTGGAGAGTTACTTCCTGCTGGAGGTCCTGTCCGCACAGAGGTAATGGGCAAAGTTACTCCGGAATTAGAGAACCAAGCAGAGCGCGTACGACATTTTATGAATTATCAGATTACCTGTATAATGAAAGAGTATACGCCTGAATTTGACCAGATGCTGTTCTACCTACCGCTCTCCGGTTCTACNTTTAAGAAAGTGTACTACGATGAATTTNTAGAGCGGGCNGTNAGNAANTTTGTTCCTGCCGANCANTTGGTTGTTCCNTANACAGCTACGGATCTGGAAACTGCCGAGAATGTNACTCATGTAATTCAGATTAGCGAGAACGAACTACGGAAGAAACAGGTTGCAGGTTTCTATTCTGATATAGAAGTGTCGGCATCNCAATCAGATCCTTCTGAGGTTAAGGAAGAGATGGATGAGATCTCTGGTATTTCTCCCACTCACTTGGATCAAGAGGTCACCCTCCTAGAATGCCATGTAGATTTAGATCTTGAAGGATACGAAGATCTTGGGGAAGACGGAGAACCAACGGGTATTAAACTTCCTTATGTAGTTACCGTAGCGGAAGACAACAGCAAGCTTCTTAGTATAAGAAGAAACTACGATCAGGATGATTCTCGCAGAAAGAAAAACCAGTACTTTGTACATTTTAAATTTCTTCCGGGCTTTGGGTTCTATGGCCTTGGTCTGATACACATGATTGGTGGTCTTAGCCGCACGGCTACTGCTGCTCTTCGTCAGCTTATTGACGCTGGAACCCTTGCTAACCTTCCCGCAGGATTTAAAAGTCGCGGGCTACGCATACGGAATGATGACGAGCCTCTATCTCCCGGTGAATTTAGGGATGTTGATTCCCCCGGTGGTTCTATTAGGGACTCTTTGATGCTGCTTCCTTACAAAGGTGCAGATCAGACATTGTTTAGTTTGATGGGTTTCTGTGTAGAGGCGGGTCAACGTTTTGCAGCAGTTTCTAACCTGCAAGTAGGAGACGGCAATCAACAGGCTGCGGTTGGAACAACCATTGCCATGTTGGAGCAGGGTGCAAAGGTAATGTCTGCTATACACAAGCGACTGCACTATGCCCAGAAGGATGAGTTTGAACTTCTCGCAAGTGTTTTTGGAGAGTACCTACCTCCAGAATACCCTTACAATGTTGTAGGTGCGGAACGTAGTGTAAAAGCGGAGGATTTCGATGATAGGGTGGATATACTGCCGGTATCTGATCCCAACATCTTCTCCATGGCGCAGAGAGTCACGCTCGCGCAAACGGAACTACAGTTGGCGCAATCGGCTCCGGAGCTTCACAATTTGTATGAAGCGTACCGTCGCATGTATACGGCGGTGGGTGTCAAGGACGTAGATTCTATATTAAAGCCTGTAGAGCAAGGAGAGCCCATACCTAAAGATCCTGCGGTAGAGAACTCAGAATCTTTGGAGAACCTGCCCCTAACTGTCTTTCAAGGTCAGAACCACGACGCACATATAATGGCGCACCTTGTTTTTGGTTCGTCGCCAATGGTTTCCCAGATGCCTGCCATAGCCATGGCTTTACAAAACATGTTATGGAGCATGTTTCTGTTAAGGCTAAAGAGCAGGTTGCGTCTCAAATGCAACAGCAGCTTCAAGGTCAGCCTCCTAACGAGCAACAGGCTATGGAAATTGAATCTATGGTAGCTGATCTTGTTGCTCAAGGAATGCAGGAAGTTAAATCTCTAAGCACTCAGATAAGTGGTGGCGGAGCACCTGATCCTCTTATTGCTCTGAAACAACAGGACCTAGAAATCCGGGCGCAGCAAGATGCCGCAGAGAACCAGATAGATCAGGCTCGTTTGGCTCTAGATCAACAGAAAGCTCAAAACAATGCACAGTTGGGCGCTGCTCGTATAGACTCTCAAGAAGGCATAGTAGAAGCTAGGATACAAGCTGCTCGCGAACGAGAGATCATGAAACAACAAGGTAGGTAGGAGAAAGTTATGGGAAAATCATCTAAGGAATCTACGAAAAAGGGCATTGAAATTAAGGATCAAGGCTACGTTCCTTACAACGACGGAGAAGAAGAGAAAACTCCAAGTGTCGAAAAGGCTACCATGGTATCTGGCAAGAACCGAGGCATGGGTGAGGCAATCCGAGGTGGTGAATTTAAAATTTGTTAGAGGTTAAGACTAGTGTTGTACGAACATTACGAGGAAGCAGAATATGACTGGATCTGGGGACCTTATTTCAAACCTGAAGAGATTGCCTGTAACGGTACTGACAGTCTGTTGGTCAACCCTACTGCACTTGATGTTCTGGTGCGAGCGCGTATTCTGGCAGACAGGTCGTTTCATATCACGTCAGCTTTCCGCAGTCCGGTCTTTAATGCAAAGGTTGGCGGAGCGCCTAAATCGGTTCATAAGCTTGGAATGGCTTTCGACATATCCCTTCGAGGACACAACAGGAAAGACCTTCTTTCACAATGTAAACAAGCAGGATTTGGATCGTTTGGAAAGTACAAGACCTTCCTTCATGTTGACACGCGACCCGGAAGAGCTTGGGGTAAATGGTAAAGGATTAAAAAATGTTTGGAGTAATTTCATCCGTTTTGACTGGCGGTGCAACTGGTTTGATTGGCAGTCTTTTAAGCAAAGGTATAGGAATTTTCGAGGCGGGGCAGAAGAGAAAAGACAAAGCCCTAGAGTACGAACAAGAGTTGAAGCTGCTAGACAAACAGGCTGCTCTGAGGACGGCTGAAACTGAAAACGAATTAGCTATTGCTAATGCCGAGACAGCAGCCAGTTTACGAGAAGCATCCTATTCGCACGACAATTCGATGGGCAAGCCCCATCGTTGGGTGGTGGATGTTCTGCGTCTGGTACGCCCTGTCCTCACGGGGTTTCTTCTTATCCTCGTCGGAGGAATCTATTTTACGACTGACGACTTTGCCATGAAGGCCGGGGTGATAGATTCTGTACTATTTATGACAAGCAGCGCAGTGACCTGGTGGTTCGGAGACAGGTCTCTACAAGGTAAAAAGTAGGTAAAATGTATGGACCCAATTACCATAGGGGTTGCTCTAGCGGGTGCTAAAAAACTCATTGAGATGTCCTCGGACCTCAAAGATGTAGCAAGTGCGCTAGATAATATATTTAGTCTGACCACGAAAGCTGAAAAAGCTAAAAAAGCTGCTGCTGCGGGGAATTCAAGTTACAAGTCTGTTATTGCAGATGTGGTAACTGAGCGCAATAATCAGACACTTCTAAGGAATCTGTCCATTGACGTGGATGACAAGTACGGGTTTGGAACCTGGGCGGCTATTCAGGCTGAACATGAACGTCGTATAGTTGTTGTTGAGGAGAACAAAGTAAAAGCAGCGAAAGAACTAAGGGCGAAAAGGAAAG